CTGTTTTAGAATTTGCTAAACGAACTTCCTTTTATGGGAAAGATGTTTCTCCTTTATCTTTCAAAGAGTTATTAATGTCTAATAACTTCTTTGGTAGATTAGCAGTGACATCTCGTTTAATTAATAATAAATGAGGAAAAAATCTTTTTAAATTGCTGATCATTGGAAATAGACGATCTACAGATAAAACTATAGATCGTATTTATCCCATGGTTGGATTTATTACTCAGTTGTTTCAAAATAATATTATCAGATTATCTGATGTATTGTCTTTGATTTCATCAAGAGAACATCCAACATCATTTTTTGGTAGAGATATTGGTTGATTGAAACCTGGTCTTATAAGTAAAATTGTTTATAACTATTTATCAACTGATAAATTTGATATAACTTTATTACCCAAAGAGGAAAGATTTCACTCAGAATTGAATGTTGATACTTTTAAATCTGTTTTGATTAATGATATTGAAAAATATATAAATCAAATTAGAAGTACTAGTATTTTAAAGAATAGAGTTCAGATTTGTTATAATTTAATAACATTTCCGGAGCTTAAATCTTTGGATACGGTACTTACAGATCAAGGAGGTTATTTCAAAATACCTTTTAGTGATATAATATCATCTAAAATAGTATTACCTTCACAATCTATGTCTTTATTTTATAAAGTACAAAAAATTATGGTTGGTATTAGTAGTTTTTCCGCTATTTTCTTTACAGAAAAGAATGGCGAATACCCTAATTTGAAATTACTCCATCAAGGATTAGATATGGATCTAACCAATGATATGGTATCACCTTTATTCCTTGCTAAATATGAATGGTCTTATCTTAATGAATTTAAGAATGATAAAAAAAAGTTTTTTTTATCAAAAAAATTCTTAGACTTAGAACTTTCTGATCTTTTAAAACATAGGGAAGAATTAATTTCTAAATTGACATCTTTAAAGTTTCATAACCTTAAAGATAAAGATTTAGATAATTCTAAGTTGGATAATCCTTTAAAAATCTTAGATTTTATTAAGGAAATCCATAACCCTAAGTTTAAAGTTGATTCTCCTTTTATTAAATTTGAGAATCAATACTTAGATAAAGATGCTTTTGGGGAAAAGCCTAGGGGATTTACTCCTAGATTTGACTTTTCTAAACCCAGAAATCTATTATCTAAAAATGATTTTTATCCTTCTACTGTTCTTTCTCCTATTATGGAAGAAGAAGAAGAAGAGGAATAATTATCATTTTAGCCTAATTGTAAGCATCTAATACGTTTTAATGCATATTAGAGGTTTTCAGTTAAAAGGGTCCGAAAAAGAACTATTTTATAGTTGGATGTCGG